ACTGGCTATATAAAAATGTCAGACTTTATGGCTAAAGGTGGTATGGCTAGTAAAATGAAAAAGAAGGGCATGGCTAAAGGTGGCATGAAGAAAAAAGGCATGGCTATGGGAGGAATGAAGAAGAAAGGAATGTCTATAGGAGGACTCAAGAAACCTGCTGCAGGACAAACTGGACTTAAGAAGTTACCTACCTCTGTGCGAAATAAAATGGGTTATGCCAAGAATGGTGGTATGATGAAGAAAAAAGGTATGGCTCGTGGCGGCATGAAGAAGAAGGGCTATGCAATGGGGGGCATGTCAGTTAAATATAAAGTAGGTGGCATGGCTAAAGGAAAAATGTACGGTATGGTTGACAAAAAGAAAAAGAAATAGTATAATTACTCCACAAACGATGGAGTATATATATTATGTCATTTCTTCAAAGTAACATTCCGTATTTTAAAGCATGGGTAAGACGAGAGTATACCTGTAATTTTAGTCAGTATCATGGTGAGTTTTTGCATTGTATGGTTATAGCTGTAACATCAATGCCCAATAGATCACTAAGTTTTCAAGTAATTTTCACTGGTTGCGAGACAGACGATACTGACGAGCCTAATGTACACGGTGGTGCAATGTGGGCAAGAATGCCCATAACAGCCCTAGTAGGAGACACTCCTGTAGACGAGTGGGCTGAAGAGATGCCACCTTATATCGCCCAACCTTGGGATTGTATGTCCCACGATCACAGCGTATACGTACTGAACAGAGCTACTCCTGCTCCTTGGATAGCAAAAGTTGACGGTGAGTTTTACCCTGCTAAATATTATTTTACTGTAGACTATACAAACAGTGAGATAGCTGACGATCCTGCACAGCACAAGCAGTCACATGTGTTAGAACTAATGGATGCAGGTAAATATACAGGAAATATTGTGGCATTACCTAATAATAGAGTCAGAGTGACCCACCCTGCATGGTTTGAGACAGGAGAAGGCGCACCTGACTTTAGACCTTCCCAAAGAATCTTTCATTCAAAACAAGAAACTGAGTATGTATGGGATACCCAAAGGGTGTTCAATAATTTATATGAGGATAATCATGGTAGCGAAAGCAAAAGCAACAATAAAAAAGGTAACAAAAGGGCTAAAAAAGGCTAGTAAGACCCATGCAGGTCAAGCAAAAGCTTTAGCAGCTATTAAATTAAACAAAGGTGGTAGTACTGTTAATAAAGCAGGTAACTATACCAAGCCCACCATGCGAAAAAACTTATTTAATAGAATAAAAGCAGGATCAAAAGGGGGTAATCCCGGACAATGGTCTGCTAGAAAAGCCCAACTACTCGCTTCTGAGTACAAAAAGAAGGGTGGAGGGTATAGATAATGGCTGACCCTAAGGTTGGCACAGGCAAAAAGCCTAAAGGGAGTGGACGAAGACTCTACACAGATGAGAATCCTAAGGATACAGTAAGTATTAAGTATGCTACAGTAAAAGATGCAAAAGAAACTATTACAAAAGTTAAAAAAATTAACAAACCCTATGCGAGGAAGATCCAAATCCTCACCGTTCTTGAGCAACGAGCTAGGTTTGCAGGAAAAGCTGAACAATCTAGGCTTGCCAAGAAAGCGAAAGAGACATTAAAGAGACAACGTGGTAGCAAAACTAGCAACAATAAGAGCAAAAGTAAAGCAGGGTAAGAAATTAGGCTTTAGTGAAAGGGCTAGAGCCGTAAATAAGGGTATAATACCCAGTAAGGCAAGGAAAAATGGCACTAGCAAAAAGTCAAAGAAGTCTTAAATCATGGACAAAGCAAAAATGGAGAACAAAAAGTGGTAAGCCCAGTAAGCAAACTGGAGAACGCTATCTTCCAACAGCTGCAATCAAGGCTCTATCACCCCAAGAGTACGCAGCAACAACTAAAGCTAAAAGAAAAGGCACAGCGTCAGGCAAACAATTCGTTAAACAACCTAAAAAAATCGCTAAGAAAACAAGAAGTTATCGAAAAGTTACATAATATAGGATATTTTGACAATGATAGTTAAGGCATGGTTTATAGTAGCAGTAATGTCTGGTATGTACACAGACGGAACTAAGGATATATTTATATTTCAGCATCCTGCTGATCACGGACATTTTCATAATGCATATATGTGTCAAAAATTTATAGGAGAACATCCTTTTAAGCTTGCTAAAGCATTAATCAATGAATATGGCAACAGACCACCAGAGCAGATCATGTGTGTGCCAGAAGATACTGTTAGATTATTCATGCAAGAGGGTGGCAAACGAGGAGAACCTACCTAGTGTTGTATGAGCCTACCTGTGAAGTATGTGGTAGTCACATTGAAGACGATAGATGTGAGGTATGTGAGCATACTGGGGACAATGGTAACTGGGTAAAGGAAGTTATAAAGGATAAAGATGACTCCAGAGACACTTGATAGATGGCGAATACTACCAAGACTTATGATGTTAGTAATGACAGGAGTTTACATTCGTTGTATAGAATGGGCTTTGAGTCAGCCAGAGTTGACCACACAACAAGCAGGGCTAATATCCGTGATTACAGGGGCGATGACTGGGAGTTTCGCCATATGGATGGGAGCAGAGAAGTCTTCAGAACCCAAAAGAATGGAGAGGGAAGAACGATGAGAAAGTATTTTAAAAGATTGTGGTGTGCATTGTGGAACAAGAAGTGCCACGAGGATTGTGACTGCGTATAATGATAGGAACTATACTTAGCTCCGTATCTACTTTAGCATCATCCTACATAGAAGGTAAGACAGCTATACAAAAGGCTGAAGCTACTATAAGGATGAAAGAAGCAACAGGTGAGATTGATTGGGACTTAGCTGCTATGAGGGCATCCCAAAGCTCGTGGAAGGACGAATGGCTGACTTTGCTTTTCAGTATTCCTCTGGTACTGAGCTTCATGGGTGAGTGGGGTAGGGGCATAGTAGCAGATGGCTTTACTGCACTCGCAGGTATGCCACAATGGTATCAGATAGCTTTAGGAGCTATTGTAAGTGCGAGCTTTGCCACACGGTCTGCTAGTAAATTATTTAACATGAGGAAAAAGTAATGGCATTTAAGTTATCAAATAGAAGTTTAGGAAAATTAAAAGGAGTAAATCCTTTAATGATAGACACAGTAAAACGTGCCATTGAAGTGAGTTCCGTAGACTTTGGAGTGATCTATGGAGTGCGTTCTGTTGAAGAGCAAAAGAAGCTCTATGATGCAGGACGATCACAGACTATGCGCAGCAAACACCTTTTACAGCAAGACGGCACAGCACATGCTGTCGATTTAATGGCTTATGATGGTAGCGACCCAAGTTGGGATATTGTGATGTATGATGATATAGCAGACGCAATGAAAGAAGCAGCGTTAGAAACTGGAGCTAAAATTTGTTGGGGCGCTGCATGGCATATAGATGATATAGCCAAATGGGATGGCACTATGGAGCAAGCGATGAACGCTTATGTAGACTTACGTAGGAGTTCTGGACGTAGACCATTTATTGATGGTCCTCATTTTCAACTGACAACATGACATCAAAGGTACGTAAAACAAAAAAAGATTCCATGAAAGGAATGTCTGTTAAAAGTGGAGATAAAAGACCCACTAAACAGGGTGCAGGTATGACTGCAAAAGGAGTAGCAAAGTATAGAAGAAGAAATCCGGGATCTAAACTACAAACAGCAGTTACAGAAAGTAAACCTACAAGTAAAGCTAGAGCAGCAAGAAGAAAGTCTTTTTGTGCTAGAAGTGCAGGGCAAATGAAAAAGTTTCCAAAAGCTGCTAAAGATCCAAACAGTAGACTACGACAAGCTAGAAGAAGATGGAAGTGTTAATATGTTAATATTAAAAAAAAATAGAGAGGATTTATTATGGCAGGACCACTAATACCAGTTGCACTGATGGCAGCATTAAAAGCAGGAAAAGCTGCTACACCATTAATTAAAAAATATGGAGCAAGTCTTGTAAGAGCTGCAACTAAAAAACTTCAAACAAGAAGTAAAGCTGATACTAAAAGATTATATGATGCCCAAGCAAAAATTAGAGAGATGGCAAAGAAAGAAAAAATGCGTGTATCCACTTTTAAACAAAAAAATCCAAAAAATCCTGCAGTTAAAACTGTACGTAGTATATTAAATAAAAAACCTCAAGGGGGGTTTAGACATGCCGATGGTGAACTGAAAGGACCACCTCCCGGTGGTTATAATAGGTTTGGTAGTATGATGAAAGAATTACGTAAAGAAATGAAATAATGACTAGACAACTTACAGAAAAACAACAGAAGTTCTTAGATGTGCTATTTGATCAGGCAGGTGGTGATATAGGTTCTGCTATAAAGCTTGCAGGATACGCAGAGGGTGTAAGTCCTTCTCAGATGGTTACAGCTTTGAAAGAAGAGATACTAGAAGCTACACAAACATATATGGCACGTAATGCACCAAAGGCTGCAGTAGCTATAACAAGTAGTTTAGACGATCCTACACAGTTAGGTATACGAGATAGAATGACAGCTGCAAAAGAGTTATTAGATAGAACTGGTTTAATTAAAACAGAAAAAGTACAGGTAGAAACTACAGGTGGTGTAATGCTCATGCCACCTAAGGACAGTGAATGAGAAACAGATCACTAGGCAAATGGAAACTACCACAGCCTACAGATTTAAAAGACGATAACGAATGGATGCCCATACCACGTATTGCACGAACAGTACCGTTTGGATATGAGTTAGACCCCGAAGATAATAATTTATTAAAGCCTATAAAGATAGAGTTAGATTTACTAGAGCAAGCAAGAAAATATATAAAACAATACTCTTATAGAGAAGTTGCTAACTGGTTGTCTAAAAATAGTGGCAGAGATATATCTCATGTAGGTCTAATGAAAAGATTAAAGAATGAGCGAAAACGAAAGAACAAAGCTATCAGCTTACGCAAGTGGGCAGACTATGCCCAAAAGGCGATCCAGAAAGCCGAAGAAATCGAAGAAAGTAGAACAGGAGCAAAGCAAGAGCCAGAAAGCTCCCTTGCTTGAACAGGAACTTTTACCTATAGAGGAAACTCGTAATGTTATCTTTCAACCAAACGAAGGACCACAAACAGAGTTTCTAGCAGCAAACGAAAGAGAAGTTCTATACGGAGGATCAGCAGGAGGGGGTAAGTCCTACGCAATGTTAGCCGATCCTTTGCGTTACATGGGACACCCATCATTTAGTGGCTTACTACTGCGTCACACCACAGAAGAGTTAAGAGAACTTATATTTAAAAGTCAAGAACTCTACCCTAAAATTTGGAAGGGTATTAAGTGGTCAGAACGAAAGATGCAGTGGGTAGCACCATCAGGTGCAAGACTATGGATGTCCTACCTTGATAGAGATGACGATGTCCTACGATATCAAGGTTTAGCGTTTAGTTGGATAGGATTTGACGAACTTACACAATGGGGTACACCATTCGCTTGGAACTACATGAGATCACGTTTAAGATCTACATCACCCGATCTACCTGTGTATATGAGAGCTACAACAAACCCCGGAGGACGAGGACACCACTGGGTAAAGAAGATGTTTATTGACCCTTCACCGTATAATATTTCATTCAATGCCACCGACATCGAATCAGGTGAGGAACTTAAATACCCTGCAGGACACAGTAAAGCAGGACAGCCACTATTCAAACGTAGGTTTATACCTGCTCGACTTACAGATAACCCTTATCTCTCAACTCAGGGCGATTATGAAGCAATGCTTTTATCCCTTCCTGAACAGCAAAGAAGACAACTATTGGAAGGCGATTGGGATATTAAAGAGGGAGCAGCTTTCACCGAGTTTGATCGCAACATACATGTGGTTGAGCCTTTTCGTATACCTAGCAATTGGGTTAAGTTTAGGGCATGTGACTATGGGTATGGAAGTTATTCTGCCGTTGTATGGTTTGCTGTTAGCCCATCAGAACAGCTAGTAGTGTACAGAGAGTTATACGTATCAAAAGTATTAGCCACAGACTTGGCTGATATGATACTAGATGAAGAAGCAGAAGACGGTAACATAAAGTATGGAGTGTTGGACAGTTCACTCTGGCACAAACGAGGAGACACAGGACCAAGCCTAGCAGAACAGATGATTATGAAAGGCTGTAGGTTCAGACCTTCTGACAGAAGTCGAGGAAGCAGGGTATCAGGTAAAAATGAAATACATAGAAGATTACAAGTTGATGAATTTACAGAAGAACCACGATTGGTTTTTTTTAGTACATGTACTAATACTATTTCGCAACTACCTGCGATACCACTTGATAAAAAAAATCCTGAAGATATAGACACAAATTCAGAAGATCACTTGTATGACGCTTTAAGATATGGTATAATGTCAAGACCAAGGTTTAGTGTATTTGACTATGATCCTGCAAGCAGACAAAAAAACAGTATGCCTGTAGCAGACGCAACATTTGGATATTAATATGGCAGAAGAAGAAGACATAATGATGGAAGACTTAGCTATAGCTGTTGATGATATAGCAGAAGAAGGAATAGATAATACTAAAAGCTACAATATTATACCTTTTATCATGGATAGATATAAAAAAGCCGATGACTATAGAGAGCAAGATGAACAAAGATGGCTAAGAGCGTATAGAAACTATAGAGGTTTGTACGGATCAGATGTACAGTTTACAGAAGCAGAGAAGTCACGAGTATTTATTAAGGTAACAAAAACAAAAACACTAGCAGCATACGGTCAAATTATAGATGTATTGTTTGCAAATAATAAATTTCCTCTTACAATAGAGCCAACTGAATTGCCAGAAGGTGTAGTGGCTGACGTAAACTTTGATCCAAAAGAACCACAAGAAATAAGTGATAGATTAGATGAGATGCAAAGTCCATATGGTTATGCAGGAGATGGTAAAGAATTACCTGCAGGAGCTACACAAAAATCACTAATGGAAAGTCTAGGACCTTTAGAGGGTAAATTTGATGATGTAGATAATCTGCGAGAAGGTGTTGGTAAAACTCCTACAGCAATAACATTTAGTCCTGCTATGATTGCTGCAAAGGCTATGCAGAAAAAGATACACGATCAGTTAGAGGAGTCTAGTGCTAATAAACATTTACGAAGTACAGCTTTTGAGATGGCTTTATTTGGTACAGGTGTAATGAAAGGACCTTTTGCAGTTGATAAAGAATATCCTAATTGGGATGACGATGGTGAATACTCACCTATATTAAAAACTGTACCTCAGGTTTCTCATGTGTCAGTGTGGAACTTCTTTCCTGATCCTGACGCAAATAATATGGATGAAGCACAGTATGTAATAGAACGACACAAGCTATCACGTACACAATTACGTGCATTAAAGAAAAGACCACACTTTAGATCTCAGGTTATAGAAGATGCCATAGCTATGGGAGAAAACTATAACAAAGAATATTGGGAAGATGATCTATCTGACTATTCACCAGAACATGCAATAGCACGATTTGAAGTATTAGAGTATTGGGGTACGGCTGATGTAAGCATGTTAAGAGATCAACAGATAGAGATACCTGATGAGTTAGATGACTTTGATGAAGTGCAGATAAATGCATGGATCTGTAATGATAAAGTATTACGAATGGTTCTTAATCCATTCAAACCTGCAAAGATACCCTATATGGCTGCGCCCTATGAGCTTAACCCATATAGTTTTTTTGGTGTAGGAATAGCAGAGAACATGGATGATACACAGACATTGATGAATGGTTTTATGCGTATGGCTGTAGATAATGCTGTAATGTCAGGTAATCTACTTATAGAGATAGATGAAACTAACCTAGTTCCCGGACAAGACTTGAGTGTGTATCCCGGAAAGATATTTAGAAGGCAAGGGGGCGCACCCGGACAAGCAATCTTTGGTACAAAGTTTCCAAATGTAGCCAATGAGAACATGCAACTATTTGATAAAGCACGAGTGCTTGCTGATGAAAGTACAGGACTACCTAGTTTTTCTCATGGACAAACTGGTGTAGCAGGTGTAGGAAGAACTGCATCAGGTATATCTATGCTGATGAATGCAGCAAGTGGTGGCATTAAGAATGTTATAAAAAATGTAGACGACTACTTATTAAGACCATTGGGTGAAGGACTATTTAGATTCAATATGCAGTTTAACTTTGATAAAAATGCAAAAGGAGATCTAGAGGTAAAAGCTCGTGGTACAGAGAGTTTGATGGCAAATGAGGTGCGTAGTCAGAGACTAATGCAATTCATGCAGGTAGCATCTAGTCCTGCACTTGCACCATTTGCAAAGTTTCAATATGTAATAAGAGAAATAGCTAAATCTCTTGACTTAGATCCCGACAAAGTAACTAACAACATGGATGAAGCAGCATTACAAGCAGAGATCATGAAAAAGTTTCAGCAACCCCCTGAAGCACCCAAGCCCCCTGCAGGAGCAGATGCACAAGATCCAACAGGAGCAGGTGGTGCAACTATAGGTACAGGACAAGCTCCTTTACCACAGGAACAAGGATTTACAGGAAATGAACAACAACCCACAGGACAAACTACTCAGCCGACTGAAGCCACTGGTCAACAACAAGGACCAATGGGACAGCTTCAGTGATTATTTAAATTTTATGGTGGCACAAAACTATGCTATTATGGAGCAAACAAGTGACCTAGTTATACTCCATAGATCTCAAGGTGCTATCGCTATGCTAAAAAGACTAAAGCAACTAAGGGATGCAGTCAACGCAAATGGAAAGGGCTAACCAATGAACGAGCAGATGGAACTATTTAATGAAGGAGGATTACGTGATGAAGGTGGGACAGTAGAGCCTGAATCAGGTAATGAAGTTCCATCTGGGGCTTTGAAGAAAGAAGTAGCTGATGACATACCCGTAATGATTAGTGAAGGTGAGTTTGTTTTTCCTGCCGATGTGGTAAGATATATTGGGCTGAATACGCTGATGAAGATGCGTCAGGATGCCAAGCAGGGTTTAAAAACAATGGAAAAGATGGGGCAGATGGGTAATTCTGAGGAAGCTGAAATACCTGATGATGTTCCATTTGAAATGGCAGACTTAATTGTTGTATCAGGCAAAATGAAAAAAGAAGACGATAAGAAAGAAGAAAAGGCTAAAGGTGGGACAGTTGGATTACAAACAGGGGGTACACTTATGGATGACCCACGCTTTCAAAGACCTGAGGATGGTACTGGAGGTACACCTGTTTTAAGTGATGAAGATAAAGAAGAAATAGAAGACGCACTATCAGGCACTGTATTTGGAACTATAACAATGCGAAGATATGTTAATGCTGATGGTGTAGTAAAATATATTCCATTTATAAATGATGAACCTCAAATGAAAATACCTGAGGGGTTTGAGCTAGACAATACTGCTCCTGCTCCTAAAAGTAATATAGTAAGTTCAGCAGGCGATACAGATAGAGGAGATGATTCAGGAGGAGGGGCATTTACTCCTGATCGGTCATCTTCTTTTGATAATCAGGGCAGTGCATCATTTGATATAAATAATTTAAGTAATGAGGATTTAGTAGAATATTATGGATCGTTCTCAAGTCCTATGAATAGATTCTTAACTGTTGGTGTAGGTGCATTGTTTGGGGGTGTTCCTGCATTAGGGATAGCTGCAATGCAACAGTTAGCACAAACTAAAGGACCTAACAGCTTAGTAGCCGTTGAGGATTTAATAGCACAAAAAATATCTAGGGGTGAAATATCAGGGGATCTTCTAGATAGACTAAAGGAGTTGCAACAGAGAGCTAAAGAAAAAGGCACAAGTCCAAAAGGTTTCTTAGCTAGTTTAATTGGTAAAGTTTCTGGAGGAGATGAAGCTAAAAAACGTAATCTAGAAAAAGCCATAGCAGATGGTAATGTTGGTGCTGTAAACTCTAATCTTACTGAAGTAGATAGAGAAAATTTTAAAGTAATAGACGTTTCTCCTACAGAAGCTGTTCCAAGTAAGTTTGTTGAAGAGGTTGAAACTGATGTGTTTGGTCCAGACATTACTGCAGAAGATCAACCTGAAGCAGATTCTTTTGGTGAAATTCCATCTTCTGTAGATGAGTTTATTGATCCTGCCCCTGCAGAAGTAGAAAACTTAGAAAGAATAGGAGCAATGTCTTCTTATAGAGATCAACTCCCTGATCTTTCTCCCTCCCAAGTTACTCCATTTCGTGCAATGGACGAATTTGCTCCTGTGGGAGAGGGCAAACCTGAACGAGTTAATGAAATAATAATGGAAATGCAAAAGGCTAATGAAATAGGAACTCCTGCATATTCGTTAGCAGGATCACCTTACGAAACAGAGGGTAGAAGACAGCTAGGCACAAAGACTGAAGATATGCCCCTTAAAGCTAGAACTAAAAAGAGAACAAAAAAACTTGATCAACCTAGAACAGATATAATATCTAGACGAGGAGAGAAACTTTCAGACACACCCTCTTTATTTGGACAAACTAGAGTAGATGATTTTCTATTGGGTGTACAAAGAGATGACAAAGGTAATATTTCAAATCTTTCAGAACAACAGCAAAAAAATATACAAAAAAATGTACAAGACGTAAGAAAAGCTGATAAAGTAAGGCAAGATACATTTATGCGAACAGGAGATGCTATTGCTGCAGATCAAGCTTTTCATGAATCATTTACAGGATTTGATAGTGCAGGTAATTTTACAGGAGCAACAGATCCGGGAACACAGGCAATGCAGTCTGTACCAAGTTTTGGTGCTAGTAATGTTTATAAAGAGGGTGGTTTATCTAAAATGTACGTAGGGGGTGTACCCACTAAACCTATGAAGCCACAAAGACTAAAGAAAGGTGGTTTAGCTAAACCCAAAGTTAAACCAAAAAGAATGAAGAAGGGTGGACTAGCTTCAAAGAAAAAATAAGTTCACAATATGTTGGCTACCTAACTCCCCATCTAACATGGCATACAGTTAGCCCTAACGAAAGGTAAAGTAAAATGGCAGAAGCACAAGCAAATGTAATGGTAAAAGATGCAACACCTAAAAAGGTAATGGCATTAGCATCTCGTAAGTATTCAAGAGATGATAAAATTAAAAAGGACGAAGAGGAGCTAGAACAACTTATTGCAGAAAATAAAGGTGAGGTAAAGGAAGAAGCTGAACAGCAAGAGCCAGAACCAACCTCTGCAGAAGAAAAAACTTTTAAGAAACGCTATGGTGATCTTAGAAGACATGCACAGCAGAAAGAAGCCGATCTGCAGGAGCAGATAAATCAGCTAAGAGAACAGCTTGATAGTGCTACTAAAAAACAAATAGAGCTACCAAAGTCGGATGAGGATATTGAAGCGTGGACAAAAAAGTATCCTGATGTAGCAGGTATAGTAGAAACCATAGCTATTAAAAAATCCAAAGAGCAAGCACAGGAGCTTGAGTCTAGGATTCAAAAGATAAATGAGATGCAGGAGTCAGCTACAAAGGAGAAAGCTGAAGTAGAATTATTAAAACTACATCCTGATTTTGTTGACATTCGTGAAGATGATGATTTCCATAACTGGGCTGAAGAGCAACCCCAATGGGTGCAGAAAGCTTTGTATGAGAATGATAACGATGCAATGTCTGCAGCCAGAGCTATTGATCTTTATAAAGCAGATAGAAATATCGGCAAGAAAAAGACAAGCTCAAAGGATGCAGCACTAGCTACAAATACAAAGTCAACACGAACTAAACCTCAGACTAACGAGGAGTCTACATATCTAAAGGAATCTCAAGTACAAAAAATGTCATCACAGGAGTATGAAAAGAGAGCAGATGAAGTCATGGAAGCTATACGAACTGGTAAGTTTATCTATGATGTATCTGGTTCTGCTAGATAAAAAAGTTTGACATTTAGAAATTTATACATATAACTATGTATAATACTTAGAATGCACATATATAGCCCCTCTTGGATACCTATTGTGTGCGTTACATCACAAACGACAATATGGTGAGACTTACCTAATTTAACAAGCCCAGTATGTACAACTGCACCTTGATCTAAATTAGCCCCTAATCAGAATTGTAATTTGTATCTGTGACCCTGAAAAAGTAAGGAGGATTAACTATGGCTTTTTCAACCGCTGCAGGTTATGGCAATTTACCTAATGGTAACTTTTCGCCAGTAATCTATTCCAAACAGGTACAGCTTGCTTTCCGTAAGTCATCTGTTGTGGAGGGTATCACAAATTCTGACTATTTTGGTGAAATTGCTCAGATGGGTGATACTGTTAAAATTATCAAAG